GGGGAGGAGGTCAGGGTCTTCAGCTACGAGCATCTCTGCAGCCTTCCAGTCATGCTCGTCATTGATGTCGAAGCCCTCATGGCCCTCCGTAAAGAACGGAGCCACAACCTCCCCTGCCTGGTTGCCATACCTCTTTATGGTATCTGTCCATGCAATTTCCATAGATGCGTTCTGCACCCATACCTCTGGCAGCGCGGCCATCTGGCTGCTGTGCCACGGATACTCCGGCTGCAACAGCAGCGGTGCAATCAGGTTGGTCTGCGGATAGTGCAGCCACATCTTGCCGGGGTGCTGTTTCACCCGTTCCACCGCCCGCAGGCTGTCTATGGCCCTGCCAGCCTCGGAAAACTCCGCGTATGCGCGGCGGATAGTGTCGGCCGTGCGAAATGGCGACGTGGGTCGCAAGAGAGCAAAGGCATCGAAAGACGCCGAAGCTCCTATGGCATGTCGGAGCCATTCAATATCAGGCGAAGTGTCGGTTGCGTACTCCTCTGGCCGCTTGATAGTGGTGGCACCGTAGTCTCTAGCTATCTTCAGGATTTCGTCGCTGTCGGACGAAACGACGATGTCCTTGAATAAGCCACTCTCGTCTGCGGCCTGAATCGTCCACGCCATGAGCGGCTTGCCGCCAAGCAGCCGGATATTTTTGTCCTTAACCCTCTTGGACTCGGCCCTCGCTGGAATAAGGGCAACGCAGTTAAACGCCTCAGTCACCGACCGCCGCCTTCACGTCCAGCCACTCGCAGTCGGCATACCTGCTCACGTCGTGTGCCAGCGTCTCACCAACCAGCCTGCTGGCGTGGTATGGAGGGATGCCGTTACCCGGACACATGGGTATCAGGTCGGCGAACGTCACGACGTGGCCTGCTGGCAGACTGGTCTTCCAGAGCAGCTTCTTACGCCGCTCTTCCGCAGGCGCAAGCTCGCGGTGGTCGGGGAACTTGTCGCCGCTGCCCAGCGCCTCACGCGTCGTGTCCAGCGCGCGCCTGAAATCACCAAGCATGGACGGCGTGAGCGAGAAGGCGTTGTCGGTGCCCTTCCACTCGCGGTCGTTGGTGTAGTGGAACTCGAAGATGCGGGCACCCAGCGCGTACGCCGCAATCCCCGGTATCCAGTCAGGGTGGTGGCACGAGAGGCCAACAACGATAGAGGGATACCACTTATGGTACTTTTCAAGTACCCGCACATTCAGGATGTCGGCAGGCGACGGGTAGATGCACGAGCACTGCATCAGGGCCACCTGCTCATTATGCCCTGCCGCCGCCACCATAGCCCGCACCACGTCGTCCATCGTGCTGCCGCCGGTCGAGAGGATTACTGGCTTCCCGTACTTCGCCACCTGCGCAATCAGCGGCGTATTCGTGATGTCGCCAGAGGCTATCTTGAAGGCTGGCACGTCGAGGTCTCTTAGCTGGTCAGCCGAGCGGCTATCGAAAGGCGTGCTGAAGGCCGTGACACCCACCTTGCGGCAGTAGGCGAACAGCTCCCCCCACTCGGTCTCTGTCGGCTCCAGAGCCTCGCGATGCAGGCCGTAACTCTCCGCCATCGCGTGTGGGGAATCGAAGCGTGCGCTGAACATCGCAGGCGAGTAGACCTCGCGGGGCGTGCGCGTCTGGAACTTGACGGCAGAAGCGCCGTTGGCCTGCGCCGTGCGCACCATCGCACGCGCCCTTGCCATGTCGCCACCGTGGTTGGCGGATATCTCGGCGACGATGTAGGCGGGTTCGTCATCCGCTATGCGGGTGCCGTCAATCGCTATCTCTCTCATGCGTCCTCCTTCACGAAGAGATGGTTGAAGACTTCAATGCCTGACTGCTTTGAGCGCGGCCAGCTATCCTTCTCGGTCAGCATCGCCAGCCGCAACGCTGACATGCACTGTTCGTAGTCCTCAGACAGATGGTTCAGCTCAATCATCACGCTGCGCAATGCCGGGGAGGCAAGCGCAAGGGTTGCGCCTGCAAGCACGCGGCCCTCGTAGCCATCCACGTCAATCTTTACATGGCTGGGAAGAGGGATGTCCCACATGGCGAGGTCGTCCATCTGGACGGACAGGATGGCCTGGGACACCGCCCAGTTCCCCTCGTCGCCTTCCTTGCCAATCTTGTGGCTCGCAGCCCCCGGCTCGGCCTGCATCATGTACATCGTTTCTATCCGGCGCGTGTCCCACAGGGCTACCGGCAGGGGGGTTATGTCAAACTTCGTATCCGGCTGCGTACAGTCCTCGTTGTTCAGGTTGATGTTCTGCGCGAGCCGACTGAAGTTCATGGCCTCCGGCTCGAACGCGTATACCTTCGCACCGCGCGAGGCGGCAATCAGGCCGTACCCGCCCGTGTTGGCCCCGACGTCGTAGAACACGTCGCCTTCCCCAACGTACTCGTCAATCCATCCGACGGTCTCCGGCTCCTTGAAATGGGGTCTGACCCGCCACATCTTCTCCCACTGGGAATGTACGACGATACGAATATTGGCTTTCGGGTAATCAAGCAGTTCAAGGCCCAACCGCAGCCTCCGGCATCGCGGCGGCTGCGTTTACGGCCGTGGGGATGTGCTCCGGGATAGGCCCGGTAACACAGGTATTACAAGCCACGAGTCCTCCTTCCGCGGCTCCTGAGAGCGATATCTGCACGGGCGCGGGAGCCGAAGCCCCCGCCCCATGCCTGTTACGCCATGACCTTTTTAGGGGTCTATCGTCAGTTTGACGAGCTGGAAGTCGGTTGATATGGCAGGAATCAATGCCGCCACACCGATGCTCTCGTTGTCCTGAGCCGAGCTGCTGTCGAGCAGTACGCCAGCACCGTCGGCGCTGGTCTCTGCTGGACCTACCTGGTCGCCGACAACTGCCACGCCCTGCATCAGTACCGCTGCGTATCCCCACGTCTGAAGCCAGCCGTAGTAATCGGCTGTCATCGTCGTAGGAGAAACACCGGCAGCGACGTTGGTTACGCCTCCGGAGGGCTGGACAATGACCTGGTCGTACATGCTGTACGTGAGTCCGACCAGCGAACTCGTTGTCAGTGCTATCGACAGCCCATCCTCTTCATCGAGGGTAACAACGAGGCCCGCTGCACTCGACACTGCGGTGTTGGACTTAACGTCATACGTTGTTCCTTCACCTGCGCCGTCGTTGACGTACATCAGACCTTCTTTGTACTGGTCCTTAGTTACTGTCAACGATGTCCCAACGGTAACCGTGGTGGCCCCTACCGCAGCAGCTTCCGACACTGCGAGGTCCATGTCGTGGGCAGCTACCGTAGCGGGTGCCTGGGCAATCCTGCCAGCCGCTATCTCGGTGCCCCCGACCAGGCAGTACCTGAACACCTTGCCGTTTTCGAGCGCCATGCGGGTGCCCAGCTTGTGTCGCTGGGTAGAAGTCAGCTTCTTCTCCCAGCCCTTTTTTCCGTAAATCGTATTCGGGAACGACATTAGTTTTCAGAACTCCCTTACAGGTTTCTTATACACCCTGCGATTGGCCGACGTAGATTGTTGCCGCATAGCCTCGGCCAATCATTACAGCTATGCTTTCGCCCTCTGCTTTCGGGTCTTCTTTGGCCGCACTCCTATGTCGTGCTCCCTGCCCATGTGAATCCTGAGCGACTTCTTCTGGGATTCCAGCTCAGTCGCCCTGGGAGTCCATTCATCACAGGCAGGACACACGAGGAGCGCCGCGGGTGGCGGGGGCGTAGCGGAGGACTCTACCATTGCCTCCGCCACCGTTGGCCTAGTTTCTTCGCCATCGCCTTCCTGTGCCCTGCAGGCACGCCACGCTCGTAGAACAGACTCGCGATTCCGGTCGTTCGTCTCATGCCCTGCGTCCATACGACGGTAGAGACTGAGATGGTCGCGAGTTGGCTCCGTGCCAACGGGCCACGGGAACCAGCCGTTACCAAAAGCCTTCGACAGAAGGCCCATCTTGTCCTGCCCCGGATACCGTTCAGTCGCCACCGTGCCAGATTCCTTCGTCATCTTGCCGTCAGTATTCAGAGACGGCCTGTGACGCCAGAGCGTGATGTAGTTCTCGTTGATGACGATTGGCTCAATGAGCGAGCCGCCGGAGCCGGGTTGTGTTTTTGGCTTATCGAAGTCGATGGTCGTCACGAATGAGTCCTTAACCGGTCGAAGCGGGGGCCGTCGCGTCGTAGAGCATGGGCGCACCGTGCTGGTCGTCCAACTCGAAGACGTTGTAGCGGGCCACCCAGTTCAACTCCCATGCACGACGGGATGCGTCACGCTCGCGCTCGATGGCGAATGACTTCGACTCAAGCGCAATCATCGCATCCTGCTGCGCGATAACCCCGGTTATGTCACCCGACGAGTCAATCGTCAGGTTCCCGTCCTCGAAGAAGTTCACCCCGTTGTAGCGGTGGCGGAAGAAGTTCTTCAGCACCGCACGCTGGAGGTCTTCGGGCGGATTCAGGTTTGCACCGCCCACCACGGAAACCGAAGTGAGCAGTGAGTGGAAGTTGTGCGGGTGAAGCACGATGTACGACGGGTCGAAAGGCTCCGTCTGGCTTGCACCTGAACCGCCGCGTGCCTTGATGATGGCACCCGACATTGCGCTCAGGGTAGCCGTAGAACCAGACGAACCGAAAGCGGTTCCGCCGTTCAGGTTCGGGTACAGAGCAGTCGTGTCGTTGTCCTGCTTCTTTGTGAAGCCGTCACCCGCCTGTCTGCCAACAATCGAGAAGATGGGCGTCGAGCCGTGCTGTGCCACCAACTTGTCGGTCACGATTACCTTCGCGCCGACCTCTTTCACCGTGAGGTTAGTCGTGGTGATGTTGATGGTCTGCTCGTCCGTCATGTCCTCACCGTCAGTGAGGTCAGAGAACGTGAACTGGCCGACCTTCGGCACCTCCGCGTCCTTGTGGCCGCGTGGGAGCCGCATCTTCTCAATCAAAGCGTATGCGGGAGCCTTGTGCTCCTGCACATAGCGAGTGGCAGCAACCATTGTTTTCTGCGCGTTTTCGGCCTGCGCTGCCGTTGCTGTTGCAGCCATTTACCTACCTTTACTCATTACCCCCGCCACTCCCGTTCGGCGACTCTGCGCTCTCCGGCGCTCATCTCCGACCAGTCCTTGTCCTGGAGGCTTGTAAGCAGGGATGCGTGGTCAGCGCCCGATGGGGCGGCTGACTCCTGTGCTTGAAGACTTGTTTCGGGTGTCTCCGCGGGAACCCGGCTCTGGGTGACGTTCTGCCTGCCAAGACGCTGTGCAAGCTGCTCCATTTCGGCAGGCGATTGCGTGCTAAAGAGCAGGGACTTGTCTGCATCTGTAACGCCAAATTGGGCTGCGTACTGGTCTGCAGCCACTATCTTTCCAGCGTGGTCGAGCATCTGGTCGCTGGTCTGGACGGCAGCACGTGCCCTTATAAGCTCGGCCTGCGTCTCGAAGTACCTGCGCACCTGCCCGGCGTTCGCGGGCGAGCGGACAGTCTCTCGGGCTGCCTCTTCACCCATCTGCGCCGCATAGGCTTGTTCCTGTCGGGCAAGTTCAGCCTCGGTAAAAGCCGAAACCTGCTGCTGCTCGACCGCAGCCTGCTGCTGCTGGCCTGTCGCTGCCACCTGCTGTTCCAGTGCCGCAATGCGCGTGTCGTAGGTACTCTGCGCCTGCCGCCACTCGGGCGACTGGCTCAGGTCTACGCCTGCGGGTTTCGCCGCGGGAACCTCGGTCGTCTCTACAGGCGCAGGCGCTTCCCCTTCTGCAACTCCGGTAGCAACCGACCCGGCCTCTGCGCCTTCCGACCCTCGCGCCGCAGACTCACCCGCCCGCTCGGCAGCGGCAGCCGCATCAGCGGCCTCGCCTACCTCGGGGGGAGTAGAGTCTTCCAGCTCAAGTGTCTCGGCGAGCTGCTGAATCTGATGCTCTTCGGTTGCAGGAGTGGTCGTCTGCTGCTCAGAAACCACCGCTATCCTCCTTGGTTGATTGGATATGTTACTACGTTATTACCTGTTTACTCGAATCTAGCGAAGTGCCTGGGGTCAGCGGCAGAGCGTCTACCCTTGGCGACAGGCCCTCCACGGCCCTGCGTACCAGTGGGACCGCCGAAAGCCGTGGTGCCTGTGCCGAAGAGCGCCGTTGCGCCGATAGCGCCACCAAGCAAGCCCTGCTCTTCAACGCCTTCGAGAATATCGACGATGATAAGCGGCACCAGTTGACCGAACAACTCGCGCTGTTCCGCCGTTACCTCTACCCCATACTCTTCGGTCAACAAGCCAGAGGCTTCATCAAGGTCTTCGCCAATGAAGGTTTCCTGGAATACCCGGTTAGCCACGATGGACGGCAGGCCCGGTGCCAGCTTGGACCGCAAGAACCGGATTATCGTGTCTGAAGGCGGCTGCGGCACAGTAGCCCCTGCAGCCTTGCCGGTAACCGTCTTCCGACTACCACTGACAGCCTGAGCCAGATAGCGAGCGATAGGTTGCATACCGCCCCAGAACTCCACGCGTGACGGGCCAACTCGTACCTTGCCGAAGTCCGACGAGCGAGGATTCAACTCAACCTCGGCGGCATTTGACGCTTTGATGAGACCAAGAATTGCCATCCCCGCACCGAAGAACTTCAGCAGGTCGCCGACGACCATCTTGCGGATTACCGGGTCGCGCTCAAAGATGCTCAGAGGGGCCTGAATCCGTGACATTACCAATCGGGGTGACCAGAAGGCAGCGTTCAACTCAGGGCCGATACTCTCAAACTTCCCTAGCCGACCGCGGCCCGTAGCCACGTTCAGCCAGCGGTTCATGCGCCGCACGCGGTCAGGAGTGACCTTGATACCTGCACTCCGCCAGTTGTCCAGCGTGTTCGTGGCCACGTCGAACCGTAGTTTGTTCAGATAGGTAGCAAAGCCCCGTTCAGACGCCTTTATGCCTGCCCCCAGCACAGGGATGCGCTGAAGGATGCGCCCCATGAACGCCTCTTCTCTGAGCGCCAGCCCAATCGTTCCTTCTACGTCGTGAAGGAACAGCCCGCCTTCATTCACCAAACGGTCGAAGTCAGGGTGAGCCACAATGTTAGCGTTGATGCGCCTAAACTCCGCAGGGTCGAAGGCGGCGCGGAACATCGGTACGAAACTCTTCACGAACTCCCGCGGGTGGCCAGCAGATAGAAGGATGCCCTGCCTGAGAGGGGCCGAGAAGTCGAACGACGACCGCAGAACCTGCGGAATGTTCAGAACCTCAATGACGTTCTCTCTGACCCGTTGACTGAGCGGCCGCAGGTCACGTGCCGCGCGCACCAGTTCAGGGCCGAACCGCTCACGAAGCAGCCGTAACTCGGATGGCGTTGGGATGTGCCCCTGTAGCAGATTCGTGAGTGCCGTATCGGCATTGAGCTTCGTGAAGAAGCGGTCATCGGTGCCCCAGATACGTCCGAACAGAGAGTCGAGGTCGTCGTCGGTGAACTGCGGCCTCAGTGGCTCAAACTGCCCTAGCGCACGCTCGCCACCAAGCTGCCCGCGGGCTGCAGGGCCTGCCCCCCGCGGCGAGACTGCTTCGGCAGCGCCTGCTGCTCGCGCTGTGATGCCCCGCAGTTCCTCGGCCCGTAATCGTATTGTCTCCTCGGTCGCTACTTCTGCTTGCCTCAGTAACCTGGTCAACTTCTCAGTGGCAAGGACGCCCTGTGTCTCTGCAGACACCGGCAAGTTATTCCGAACGGCAACGAGAGCGTCAATATCTGCTTCTGAGAACCAGCGCCCTGTAACTAAGCCTTCGGCCTCACGTACTGGAGGCGGTGGATTATTCGCCGCTTTCAGCACATCAATCTGCTCGGGCGCGGCAATCCCCGTGTCGAAAGCCGTGGCTACTCGCGGCCGTTCCGGGATGCCCCCGACAGCCTCGCGGGCCGCAGCAGCCCCGGTGGGAGGCCGTATGGGGGCGGTGGGAGCAACATCAGCAGCCCGTGTGGCCTGTCTGGCGGGAGAGATATCAAACTTCCCTGTCCGTATCAATGCCTCACGCACCAAAGACATCTGGTTACCAGGGTCTGCGGTTAGGTCTTTGGCTCCGACCGCAAACGACTTGTTCTTTAGGGTATTTTTGATGCCAAATTCTCTTGCAAAGTTTTCTGCCTTTGCCTTTGACGGAATCCCTCTAGTTGACGTAGAACCTAAGTACCTCCACCCCAGCTCTATATCCTTAAATGGCCCCTTTGCTTGCCACGCCACCGTCCAGAAATTCCCTTCACCATGCACCTCAAATAGGTCTTTGGCAGCGATGTCCACCGCCTCTTCAAAGGTTGCCTCTGGCGTATTTTTGATGGTATCCAGTAGTTGCTGTGCCCGTACAGCAGGGACTACCTCACCAGCCCCCCTAGCAGCAGCGGCAGCGGGAGGCTGCGTGGGGGCGGTGGTGGCGGCCTGCTGCGCCTCGGGCAACGCGCGCGGGACTGGCCCTATCCGCGCCTCAGCCTCAATGCCAAAGAGCGCACGACGAGTCTCCGCCGCTATCTGGTCAATGTCAGCAGCAACTTCAGCGGCAATTTGCGGGTTTTCTGTATCTACAAGCAATCTGTCGCCAAGCCGACCGCCAACAGACTGATCACCAACAATCTCAAAGGGAGATGTTACCGATTTTCCTCCATGACGCTCAGCGATAACGTCCCAAAGTAGAGAGTTTTCGCGATCGGCGGCCCCAAGAGTTCTAGCCGGATTACCTATACGTGCAATCGCATTTAGGGACGCTCGACTCTCAGCAACAATCTCAGGCGTTAGGTTAACCCCCCGCCTCCGCATCTCCTTCGTCAGGTCAGCGATTTCGTCTCCAAGTGCTTCCCCAATGATTTCAGCCCGTATTTCGTCTTCGGGAAGCTCTTCAATTTTTATCCCTTCCCGCCTAACCGTTTCCGCTCCTTCATCAGCCGCCTGCCGCACACGAGCAATCGACTGGATAATGTCATCGGGCAGAATTGGGTCGCCACCACCCGGCAGCCCCGCCGCACCCTCCGGCAGTCCTGCGCCGCGGGCGGCCCCGGCCCCCGGCTCCGGTCCTGCTGCAAATCCTAGCCGCTCTGATATAGCTGGACTCAACTGCTGGCGCTCGCGTCCGAGTACCAGGTTCCGGTAAACCCGCTCTGCGTGGTCTCCTCTCCCGATAGTCCGAAGCCAGTTATAGAAACCAACGGCAATCTCACGGATGCGACGAGCCGTTCGCGTGAAGACGCCACCCTGCGGAACGGTTCGCTCGGCTACATCACGCATCCCCCTGCTGGTAATCGCTTCGGCAAACCACTCCTCGAAAGCCGAGAGGCGATGGCCGAGTTCTGGCTTAACGCCTACGGTAGCCCCCCTGCTAACACGACGAGAGGCGGCTGCTGCTACTTCGCGCTGGTACTGCCGCCTCAAGAGAGCCAGGTCTTCTGGGGGCACGTACCGTTGAAGACTGTGAGATAACTCGTGTATGAGCACTTCATCGGGCCAGAAGGCAGAGTTAGCGATTACCTTGCGGTAAAGAGTCGCCAGCCCCAGTGCCGGGTCGTAAGTACCGAGCAGGCCGCGCGAGCCAACGACCTCGCCCCGCAAAAATGCCAGGTCGCCTGCCGTTGGCTCGCTCCTGATAGATAGCCCAACGTCTTCCAGAAGTTCATCCGGGAGAGCACGGATAAACGCCTCACCGTAGTCAGTTTCACCGGCGATGCCGGGAGTGCCAAGATTGCCTTCAAGCTGCAAGCGGTCAATCAGAGCGGCTCGACCGCGGGCGATATTCTCTCCGCGTGCCATGCGCTTGATGTTTGTCAGGCCCGGCTGTGGCCCCCTCCACGGCTCCTTCTGAAGTGACAGGTCATCTCCAACTACCCTCGTGATACGCCTGCCGCTCCACGTTTCGTAGCTGACTCGCGTACCCGGCGTTGTAAGGACAGTATCAACTTCGCCTTCTGCAAGACTGTCAAGATTGACCACGCGTCCTGTTCGAGACGGCTGTCGAGGCGTCGGTAGAAGTGGTCGGTCCGGTAACGTGACAGCACCGGGAGAAATCTCAGCCCGGAGCCTCTCGACACTCCCGCGCACAGCCGCACCAGCCCGTCGTCCTGCGGCCCCAACTGCCCCCTGAGTAGCTTCTCTAGTTATCGCTTTTGCGGCTGCTCCGACTGCTCCAGCTCCTCGTACAGCAGCTTTAGTGGCACCTAGCGGAGGAATATTTAACGGGTTAAACGCCTCCGCCCCGGCCTCTGCGCCACCGAGAGTCCACAACGCCTCACCCGGTTCCTGAAGGAAGGGGATACCGGGAATAATAGGCATCTGAAAGAACTCGGGACTCGTTCGCTGCAACGCGCGCGCCTCGGGCGTCTGAGGGTCTATCTCTCCCAGCCTGGGACCGAGTGCCCGTTCTTCTTCAACTGCTTGCAGAAACTCAGGAGGAGCGCCTGCCCAGAAGCCCTGGCCGGTCGCTGCGGCATAGGCAGCAAAGGTATCCGCACCCAGCCGTTGCGCGAACTCCCCCAGCCTTCCCAGCCTGTATGTAAAAGGCTTACCCTGTTGTTCCTCAACGGAGGGAATGGCGACCTGCCCCTCTACTGGAGGAGGAGTCGGCGCAGTTCTGAGTGCGTAAAAGTCTTCAAGCTCCTCCGTGCTGGCCCAGGTGGGAGGCGTAAGGCCACTCTCCAGGTACTTCTGCGTAATCAGGCGTCGCCGCTCTAAGTCCATCGGGCTGGGAGTCGCCAGCAGCCCCATGCCTTGTGGAATTGGCTCTGGCCGGGCTACGGGAGTTGTAATAAGAGGAGTCTCTATTCCGAGTTGACCTGGCTGGGCTACGGGGGTCGTCCGCGGCCCTGCGCCGGCAACCTGGCCCAGGCTGGCGCGTTCCTCTTCAAAGGCAGCGGCTGCCTGCGTTATGAAGTCAGAAAAGAGGCGCGGGTTGGCAACGCGCACCTGTGGCCCGAACGACTGCCGTGCGAGGCGGTTCAGGCGGTCAATCTCACCAGCCTGATTGACCATTTACCGGGGGAAGTTGAATAGCGTCGGCGTTACGAGCGGCGTAGTGCGCCCTGCTGAAAGCGACGGCATCCGCAACAGTTGGCGCTGCGGGTCGAACTGCTGCTCCAGGAAGCCGCGGAACGTCGGTGTCTGCTCGCCTTCACGTATCCGTTGGCCATACTGGCCAAGGAAGCGGTTGAAGGTGGGCGCAAACTGTGCCGAAAGAGCCTGGCGCTGCTTGCCGAAGAGGTCCTGCGGCAGTAACGACTCAAAGATGAGCCGTCTACCAAACTCATCTTGCTCGAAGAGATTGAATGCCTCGGGCCACTCCGGCATCGGCTACATTCCAAGGCCGAGAAGTCTGTTTGCGAAGGGGGCGAATCTCGCTGCACCACCCGTGGGCTGCGCCATATACTGCTGCCCAATCTCCCCGGCACCCGGAAGCAACGCTGGGGCAAATGTTCCGTACCGTTGACGGGCTGCCATGAGAGCCAGATTTGCTGCCCGAATCGCCTCATCTGTTATTGATGGCGTGAGCCACGGCTGCTGTACCGCAGACGGAGCCTCTCCCGCCAGCTCTCGCGACCGGTCAAGCATCGTCTGGAACACGCTGCTCGCTGCGCCTGGCAGGGCTGAAAACGGCGTTTCACGCGCGAATGTCTGCATCGTCTGGTGAGGACTGAGGAGCGGTGCGACGTCCAAACCCCCTTCCGGGCCAGCGCCAGAGACCGGGGTCTCAAATGCCCTCTGGCCCATTGCCGTAGCCCTGTATCCGGGGAACTGGCTGGCGAGGAACCGGGAGAACGGACTGCCCCCGCTTATCGGCGTACCTCTTTCCTGCAGCCCTCGCCTGAAACCAGAGATGTACGACGTTTCCTCTTCGGGTGCTATGGGACCAGTGGGCAGGATGCCAGGCCCCTCTCCGACGACAAGCCCCGGTGCGGTGCCTGCTATGGTTGCGCCTTCTGGGAGGCTTTCGGGTCCTGAGAGGAGGTTTACGGTGTCCACAGACGAGCCGCCCCAGAAAGCATTGGGCATCCCAAACGCAGCAGATTGCGCATCGCCCTGACGACCCGCGGGAATGGTGAAATATAACGTCCTGCCGTCCTTCAGCTTTACTTCAAGAACCATCTTTTACGCTCCCAACTCCAGTCCTATCTCAGCCAGTCTCGCTTCGATGTCCTCGCGTTCTGCTGCGCCACGTGTGTTCGAGCCAGCCGTCGGCGACGGCGCGTTGCCGGTGCCGCGCAACTCTGCCACGCCCATACCACCTGCCGCTGGATTCCCAAGTATACCTGCAGAGCCATTCGGGCTAGCGCCACCGCCAGCACCTGCGGCGCTGCCGTTCGTCTCGGTACCCGGCGGTGCGACGACGCCCTGCGCGGCCTGCATCAGTTGCGCGACGCCGGACTGTATCTGGACGGTGTGCATGAGCGCCGCCAGTTGAAGCTGGTCGAAGGTGATGGCGATGAGTTGCTCGTCGCCGGTGCGCTGCGCTGCCTCGAACTGTGCCAGTGCGAGGGCAACGGGAGACGAGTTACGTGCCAGCGACTCCATGTTCTGGGAGTGAATCGTATCTGACGACTGCATCTTGAGTATTCGCTCGCGCACGAACTGCGCAGAGCCGAGGGTTTCGTTCGTCCCCGGAATCGGCTGCATGTAGAACTGTGCCTGCTGCAGCCGCTGCACGTCGTCCTCGGGAAGCGTCAGCGCCATCTCGATTTCGAGGTTGTCGTGGCCCTGAATCTCCTCGGCCATGATTGCGCGGCTGAACGGCACGTTATCGAAGCGGCGGCCTGCAACGTCAATCGGGGCGAAAGCGCCCGTCTCGAACTGGCCGACCATCACCTCGAAAGCGCCCTCAATCACCATCTCGATGGCCCCCATGCGCGGGAGCACCTTGTGTTCAAGGTTGGAGCCTAGTTGCCTGAGAGCGACTGCCGAGAGGGGCTTGTCGAGGATGCCGAACGCCTGTGGCGGCAGCGAGCCTGTGATTTCATCCTGTGCCAGGAGTTGCAGCAGGACCGAGCCTGCTCGCTGCAGGTCGGGCTGCTCCATGAGGCCCACCGCCTCCTGGTTGGCGGTAGACAGCGGGATTTCGGAGCCTTTCTCGTTGGCCGAGTCGCCCAGCTCCGTTGTGCCGTCGAGTGATGAGACCAGTTTCTGGGGGTCGGAAGCCTTGCCCATCAGGTCCATGAGATAGCTTGCCGAGCGCTCAATCTTGTCCCAGACCGTGCGGTTCTCGGCGAATATCGACTCGGCGAAGGCTTCCTTCATATTCGTCCCGTCGTGCCGGTCGGTCGGTCCCCGCAGCGGCACCTCGTCGGCGGGCACGGCGATTACGGGGAAGTGCAGGCAGAAGATGCGTGTCTCCATCTGTGCCCACTGGTCGTCGATGAGCACGCCCCGCAGGTAGACCCACGGATGGGAGTCAAACGGGTCTTGCGAGGAGGCGTCGAAATCGGGGTTCTCCGCGCGCCGGTAGTAGTCGTAGACGGCCTCTCCGGGATGCGTGGCGTCGTCGCGGTCGTCCTCTTCTGCGAACCTGAAGCGCGGGTATCGCTCGCGAATCAGGTTGCGTCGCTGGTGGGTGCGGTAGGCGCACCACAGCGGCTCGTCCTCGCCCTTCAGAATCACGAGGTGGCGCGGGTCGAACGGCTGCATGTCCTCGAACGTCTCGCCGTTTGGCTTCTTTCTCAGGAAGGCGCGCATCGCCACCCAGCCGCCCATGATTGTTGCGTGGGCTGCGAGTGCTCCCTGGATGGACCTCTCGTTGCGCCTCCTGCGCCTGCGGTTGGCGTTGGTCCACATGCCGACCACGAGGTCTTCGAGTGCGTCGTTGACCTCCCGCTTGCCGCCCTGCATCTGCTTGGCGTCGGGGACGCGGAAGGACGGGATGACGCCGTTCAGGAAGGCGATTACCTTCTGTGCGAGGACGCGTGGCCGGTTGGTCGTAATGGCATCCTCGGAGGCGATGCCCTCTGCGGGGTCTGGCTCGAACTCTTCGAGGTTCCAGAGCGCCCAGTCGTCGTCCATCCGGTCGTGGAGCGCCTTCTCGGCAACGAACTCCTCCTCGATTTCACCGAAGATACGAGCGGCGCGCTCGCGCTCGCGCTGCGTGAGACGGCGCGGCTTCTCGGGTGCTCGGAGCACGGGCTGCTCGGGTGCTCGCAGCACAGGCTGCTCGGTTGTCACGGGCTGAAAGACTCCACCCGGAACTGCTGGCCGCACTCGAAGCAGACGGCCACGCTGGCATAAAGGCGCTTGAGCGGGGCGGCGTGTGAGCACGCCGAGGAGTTAGCGTCGCCGCCCGCGCTCAAGTCTGCGCCCTGAGACTTTCCGCCGGGAGCGGAATTAGCACCGTCAGTCTCCGGTTCGGTGAGGGTATCGAACGGGAACTCCGTGCCCTCGACCGGCTGGAACGGTACTGAAATCGCCCGTTCGGCAGCCGTGAGTGGCTGGATATCGTAGCGCATCTCCGGTGGTCTCAGGTGCTTCGGCGTGCTGGCGTAATAGCCCTCGTTCGTCGCCTTCAAGAGGACTTCCCAGTCATGGCCGCCTGCGTCCATCGGCCACGGGTCTGAGAAGTGGAACTTGCTCATGCGTACACCCTGCGGTCTCTTCGCCGCTTTACCTTGATGCGCCTGCGCTCCTGGTTAGCCGTAGCATACCCGAACTGGTTCACAAACAGATACGTGAGAGCCTTTATGCCGTCGCAGTATTCGTCACGCGGGTTGCCGCCGACAACCGAGCCTGAGCGGTCTTTCTGCCACGAGTAGACGTGAATCTGGCCGTCAAACGGATTGGTTGCGCCGCCAAGCTCAGATATTACACCCCTGCATTTCGGGTCGAAGACAAGGTACGGCTCGCCGCAGGCTGCACAGACCGACAGCATGGAGTCGAAGCGGTCGATTCCCGGCCGGATGTTCACCTTCTGGTTGAGCAGGACCAGTCCGGTCTTCTTGAGCCAGACCTCGACGTTGGACTCCATTGCGCCTGCGTGTGCGACGCCTGCAACGTCCACGACGGCGGTCTTGAGCTTCGATTTCCACCACGTCTGCTGCACCGTCATGTCGCAAATCTGCTCGGCAGTCATCTCCTTCTCGAATATCTCGTGAGTCACCCAGAAGTGGTGGTTCAGGCACGGCACTGGCCGTCGCTGCGCCACTTCCACGGCGTAAGTCGAGCTTCTGCCGCTGTAGCCGGGGTCGATTCCGATATAAACCGGCTCTTCCGGGTCGTACTCCGTCATCTGCACGTGGACGGTCGGGTCAAAGGCATGATGGACGCGGCCCGTGGGCGGTGCAGGAATGGCAAGCACCCGCTCCTTGTAGGCGGTTTCCGAAATCGACGCTGCGATTTCCAGTATCGCCGGGTCGTTCGCGCCACCCTGGTAGGCAAAGATGTTGGAAAACGACGGCATCGAGAAGGAGGCAACGTTCTCCGCCTCCTGCACCGCCGGGGACTTCCATTTCGTAAGAAGCGTCGGATACCAGCCAAGCGACCCCTCCAGTGTTCCACTCAGGAGAATTGCGCCGTAACCGGGGAACATGGAACGCGCACGCCCAACCCTCGAACGGAGCCTCTCGTAGGCATCCGGCGACACCAGCGCCGCCTCGCAGACCATCACGACCACGGGAGACTCTGCCCTGAGCGACTGCGTGGAGTCAGACGAACGGGTCTTCACGATGAAGTCCCCACCCGGAACCCTCACCGTAATCTCGCCAGGGTCAACACGCTTGCTGGCACGCACCTTGAAAGGAGTCGTCCTCAGCCAGTCACGAAGATTCCCGAACTCCTGGGCAGTAAGCTCGTAGTTGTCCGCAACAAGCCACGCAACCTCGCCAGCAGCCCGCCCGGAACCCGCATACTGGCCCAGGAACGCCAGAATCACCCCGAAAGCCTTCATGGAAACAGAGTTCGACTTCCCGGCCTGCTCACCACCCGTCCCCATCACCGTCAGATGGTCGTCAGCAAGGAAATCCTCCTGGTAAGAGTACTCAGAAGCCAGCTCAGGCCCGAGAAAACCACCACACGCAGGACACTCACGACCCGTAGGAATATAGCCACAACCCGGATGACGCTCAGAATCAGAATCCGGCAACTCACGCCACACAAGACGCATCGGCTCACCACTCAACTGCGATAACCGCTGCCTCCCCACAGGCAACGGGGCTGGCTCGCGAGCACCCGGCAACACGTCAGTTACGTCCATCAGTTCCCATTAGACAACAACTCCCCCCCAGTAGATTTTCAGAACACCGCCGGACAACAGCACCACGTTCCGAAAGCTGTGGATAACTACCCGACAGGAACTAATACTAACCGCCATAACCCGGCTACGCAGGCAGAAACCCGAAAACGCTGGCGAGATTCAGGAGGACACCCCTTACTCCCGTCGCCCACGGCCAGTCTAGGAGTACCCCCCTCGCGGGCGCGTGCGCGCGGGCGTACCGGGCGTGCGCGGGCGGTTCCATTCCCTGCCGCCGCCGCCTAGCCGCCGCCTAGCTGCCGTCGCTGTCGCTGCTGCTGCTGCCGTCAACGTCAACGTCAACCGTGACGGGCGGCAGCTCAGGCGGCAGCTCACGCGGCAGCTCAGGCGGCGACAGCGCACGCGTTGACGCGTCAAGAAACGCAAAGAAAGCGCGCTCGCGGTCGGACGCGTGCAGCTCACTCGACAGCGTACCTAAATGCTGTCCCGCGAGCTTCAAGGCAGTCAGCGCGGTGGCCGAGTCGGCAGCGTCGCGACAAGCCTGGTATACGTCCAACAGCTCGCCTCTCCACCACTCAGCCGACATCTGTTCGCTTTTGTTCGCGTCTTGACGCAGCCTGTCTACTTCGGCGCGAACAGCGGGCAAGTTAGCTGTACGAGACAGGCTACCGCGCTTTGGCGCGTAGTTAACCTGGTTACCTGCGTCGGCTTGTGAGTACCCGCGCGCAAGATAGAAGGCGAACAGTGACTGCTTGGCTGTCAGGCGGTCGCGATGTTTGCTAGCTGTCATGGTGCGGATTCTAGCAGGCAAAACCGGATTCCCTACGCACGCGAGATGCTGCGCGTATGGCTACTGGCTCCTCAGCTATACCTCACGCCACCGTCATGCCGGCCGTGAGTGCTCTAGGCGGAATTGG